AAGAAAGAGCTAGGATTAAAAAAGAACTAGCTGAACAGCAGAGAATAAAAGATAGAAACTTAATGATAGTCACAGTCACTACTTTAGTTGTATTAGGTATAGTTGCTATTGTTTCTTGGATTAAGTTCTTGCAAGGAGGATTTTAATGTTTAAAGCATTGGTTATAGCTTGTTCTATAACAAATCCACAGATGTGTATTACATTTGAAGATACTATAGAAAAATTAGAAACAGAAGAAAAATGTATTGAACGTGTTTATGAAATGAGAGCCGATATATCACAATTAGAGGATATGAAAGCTATTATGTATAAATGTATCCCATTACGTAAAGGTAAGTTCACATGATAAATATATTATTACAAGGGTTATTTGGAGTAGCTAGTAGTGCAGTAGAAGGTTACGTAGAAACTAAGAAAGCTAAAGCAAAACAAAAATTAGTTAAGATAGAAGCAGAAACATCTTTGATGGAAAAACAAATTAAGGGTGAGATAGATTGGGATGTAGAAGCTATAAAAGGTTCAAAAGATTCATGGAAAGATGAGTATTTAACAATTTTGTTTAGCATACCCTTGCTACTATGCTTCTTACCTTGGACAGTTGAATATGTAGAAAGAGGTTTTAATGCTTTAGCAACAACTCCAGATTGGTATAAATACACTTTAGGAATAATTGTAAGTGCATCATTTGGAATAAAAGGTGCAACAAAAATGTTTGGGAAAAAATAAATGGAGACAGTAATAGATTTAGTTTTAATTGGGTTATTTTTACAAACCCTAACAGTAATAGGTGTATTCGTTAATACAGGTATAAATATTGTGTACCGTATGAAAGAGAAGAAGGAGTCATGTAAATGTCAAAAATGAAGAAGTTAATGGAAAAACTACATGAAGAACTAGCTCACAGATTATTAGAAACTGTACGTGACCCAGAATCAAAGGCAAGTGAAATGAATGTAGTCAGACAATTTTTAAAAGATAATGATATGACAGCATTACCTACTGACGATAGTGTTATGCAGCAGATATTAAAAGAGTTACCTTTTGATGAGGAATTAGATTCAGTACAATGATTAATAGTCCATGCACCCAAAGATGCCATGTAAATCCAGACTTTGGATATTGTACAGGATGTTTTAGAACAGCTTCAGAAATTGCTAAATGGCAAACAGCAGATGATAGAGAAGCCTTAGATATTTTAACAAACACGAAAATTAGAAAAAAGAAGTGGGAGAACAAATGTCGTTATATGACAATATGAACAAAAGAAAAAAAGCAGGGACATCTCGTCCTAAGTCAAAGTCAACAGTATCACCAAAAGCCTACGCAAACATGAAGGCAGGATTTCCTAAGAAAAAAACTAAGAAAGGGTAAACAATGCCAACAGGAAAAGGAAGTTACGGAACAAAAAAAGGTAGACCACCTAAACCTAAAGGAAAATAGTCATGGCTGTATATGCAGGTAAAAGTGTATCCATAGGTAAACCATCAAGGATAACTAAAGGTGAAGCAGGTTACGGTAGAAAGAAATCTAAAGTCTACGTAATGAACAACGGAAAAGTTAAGAAAGTGATGTTTGGTGACCCTAATATGAGCATTAAAAAGAATCAACCTTCTAATAAAAAAAGTTTTCATGCTAGACACAACTGCTCTACAGCTAAAGATAAAACAACAGCACGTTACTGGAGTTGTAAAGCATGGTAAAAGATTTTAAGAACTTCCTATATATGGCATGGAAGCATTTAAACTTACCAGACCCAACACCAATACAATATGACATAGCAGATTATCTACAAGACACCAATGAAAGACGTGAAGTCATAGAAGCATTTCGAGGTGTAGGAAAATCGTGGATTACATCTGCTTATGTTTGTCATCAACTATACTTAAATCCACAAATGAATATACTTGTGGTGTCAGCATCAAAGACTAGAGCAGATGATTTTAGTACCTTTACATTAAGGTTAATACATGAGATGCCCCTTCTTGCCCATTTAAGACCCAAGGATGGACAAAGAATGTCTAAGATATCTTTTGACGTTGCACCTGCTAAAGCCTCTCACGCACCGTCTGTGAAGTCTCTAGGGGTAACTGGACAGTTGACAGGAAGTAGAGCAGATTTAATTATTGCAGATGACGTAGAGTCAGCTAACAACTCTATGACACAAATGATGAGAGATAAGTTAGCCGAAACTATTAAAGAATTTGAGGCTATTATTAAACCTAAAGGACGTATTGTGTTCTTAGGTACACCTCAAACAGAAATGTCCATATATAATTTACTAGATGAACGTGGTTATAAAACTAGAATATGGACTTCTAGGTTTCCTGACGATAGATTAAAGGTAGCTATGGGTAAGAAACTAGCACCTGTTATTGCAGATGTAGAAGATAAAGAAGGAAAACCTACAGACCCATTAAGATTTGATGATGATGACCTACTAGAACGAGAAGCATCTTATGGTAAATCAGGATTTGCATTACAGTTTATGCTTGATGTAAGCCTCTCTGATGCCAATAAATATCCTTTGAAGCTAAATGACCTTATAGTTATGTCTGGCTGTTCTACGTGGTCTGAAGCCCCAGTAAAGGTACAATGGGCATCAGGCAAAGAACAACTAGATGGATGTAAACATTTACCTAACATTGGATTAAAAGGAGATTATTGGTGCAATCCTATGACGATATCCCAAGAGACTGCTGCTTGGGACGGAAGTGTGATGAGTATAGACCCTGCAGGTCGAGGGAAAGACGAAACAGCTTATGCAGTAGTAAAGATGATGAAGGGTCAATTATATTTGACAGCTTCTGGGGGGACGAAGAATGGCTATCAAGAGGATTCTCTGGCAGTCTTGACTCACGTAGCCAAGTCGCAGAACGTCAACAAAATAATTGTAGAAAGCAACTTTGGAGACGGAATGTTTACTCAATTATTAAAGCCTGTTTTAGCTAAGAAACATCCTGTAAGTATAGAAGAAGTAAGACATAATGTTCAAAAAGAGAAACGTATCATTGATACATTAGAACCTATGCTTAACCAACACAGGCTTGTAGTAGATGAGAGGGTAATACTTGATGACTACAACTCTGAGACAGAACTAAAGTATAAACTGTTCTATCAACTAACAAGACTTACAAGAGACAGAGGTGCACTTATACATGACGATAGGTTAGATGCTTTAAGTATAGCTGTAGCCTACTGGATTGAAACTATGGATAGAGACATAGACATGGCTGTACAAGACCATAAGAATGAACTACTAGAAGAAGAATTAGATAGATTTATGGAAGCCTCTATAGGTAGAAAAAGAAATACAGATAACTGGACTAACTTATATGAAGGTAGAGATAGACCATAACAATTAATACCCCCTCACATAGATAGAGGGGGAAAACCCTACTATAGTAACACTATAGTCCTCCTATAATTCTATATATAAGTAGAATAAAGATAAAAGGGATAAGTCATTACTTTAGGTATTACTTTAGGTGTACCTTTTGTTTTACTAAAAAAATCTGAGGGGCTTATACGTAGATGCTGCTGCCAATTTACCCCATTCGACCTAGCCAAGCCTTAAAAAAATCAAGTGGATACTGGGATATTGTCTATAAATATTGCGTATTACATGGGAAATAATAAAGGAATACTTGCGTTAACATGGGATTAAATAGCCAATTACTATTATTAATGAATTGCTTTTAGTTTTTTTCTTTAAGTTTGTTTTTCTTTTGGTCTATTTTTTTCTATTTAATAAACCTAAATAAAACATTATGCTTTACTTTTAATTAAAACTAAATTAATTAATAAAGAATACTTAAACAAATTATGGGGTTTTATTATGAATTACGATACATTTTTATTAATAGCATTATTTCAATTTCTTTTAGTTTTACCAATTAGCTTTTATTTTATGACTATTGGGCTAGTAGGTTTATTTTTTACTTTATTTATTGTTTCAGGATTATTTGCTTTAATAGCTTTATATTATCCATTGATAAGAATTAATGACTAAATAAACCTTTAAATATTCCTTAAAAAAACCTTAGATTAATTTTTCTAAGGTTTTTTTTTTATTTAATACTTGTAATTTATTTAAAAATGATTATTTAATATAAGTATTAGATTATTATTTAAATTTCATTCGTTTATTTTTTAATCTATCTGTTTCTCATTGTTGGTGATAATTCAAGGTTTTAGAAGGTTAACAATAACCTTGCCTAACAATTATGTTAGGTACTTTTAGAAAGACTAAAACTATGAAAAACAATAATAAAATTTCATTAATTGAAATATTATCTTTAATTAAAGCTAGAAGGGTATTCGAAAAACCTTCAAGACAATACAAAAAAAGGTATGGAATAACTAGGGGTAAACAATCACTTGGTTTTCATTGGGGTTTAAATTCCAAATATTACTTTCTAGGAAATGCAGGACATAGAACATTTATTCCTTCATTACCTACAATGGAAAGAAATAGATATCTTAAAGTTAAAGCTATTAATTTAGATTTAACAAATAAAAAAGTAGTAGGTTTATTTTCTAATTTTGATAAAGGGGCTATATAATGATTAATGAAAAAGCAAATAGAATACAAGATAAAGCAAATCAAAACATTGATATTAAAAATTATGTAGATGAATTGATTAAAGAAGCTAAAAATATAGACGGGGGATTTTCAACAAAACAAATTGCTAACATTGTCCAATCTGTATTTGGTGAAAACTCTTATAATATAGCTTTTACTTATATATTAGAGACTAGGGGCTATAAATAATGGTTATAAAAGCCTTATTAGAAACAATCTTATTAATTAGCTTTATTGGGTTTATCTTAATCATAGCTTAAATACATTTTAAAAGGGTTTAAGAGGGCTTATAGTCCTCTAACCTTCTAAAACCTTGAATAATAATTTTAACTGTTATAAGGGGTTTTAAAATGGAATTTTCACAAATACATATTTCTAAAGGGTCTGGAAAACTAGAGTTAATTAATAGTATTTCAACAAATACCTTAACTAATGATTATTGCACCAAACAAGCTAAGAATAAAAAGTCTATTTGTAGTTTGTGCTATTCTCAAAAATCATTAAAAACATATAGAAAAAGTATGGTTAATGTATTAGAGAAAAATACAAGGTTATTAAGTGAGCAAGTTTTCCAAAAATCTTTATTACCTACTATTTTTAATAGTTATTTTAGGTTTAATAGCCATGGGGAATTAATTAATTTAATTCATTTAGAAAACTTGGTTAATATAGCTAAAAAAAATCCTCATTGTAATTTTACTTTATGGACTAAAAGATTTGATTTAATTACTATCTTTTTTGATACTCATAAAAAACCTAAAAACTTATTTTTGGTTTATTCAAATAGTAAACTTAATAAACCTATCAACAAACCAATTAAATATTTTGATAAAACTTTTAATAATATTACTAAAGATAAAGTAAATGATTTTAATATTAATTGTTTTTCTAAATGTAAGGATTGTCTTTTATGTTATACCAAAAATAAAACTACTACTATTATTGAAAAGGTTAAATAAAATTAGGGCTAGAGATTATTTCTTTAGCCCTTTTTTATTGCCTGAAATTATAATATAATTAACAAGTTAACAATATATAGCTCAAGATTTTTCCAAAAATCCACAATAATTTCCATCTTGTTCCCTTCTTGTTCCCTCTCAAATTTTTTATCTTGTTCCCTCTTGTAATTTTATATAGCCCTTCCTATATGTAAGTTTGTAATTGTAGACACATGGCTTTTCCTCATAGTTTTTCCATGTGTCTACAAGTATTAACTTTAATGGAGAACTAAATGATTAAGGTAACACAAACAATGTATGACAAATCTTGTATAGATGCTAACAAGTCTGTCATGGCTTTCTTTGACCATTATTGGGGAGAAAATCCATACAATACTTATGGTGGTTATTTTCTTATCAAGGGTGTATTTGAAGCTGATACCAATGTTAAACTATTTAGAACCAAAACAAGGAAAGACAATCGTATATCTTTTTCAGGTTGGAAGAAGTGGATTAAAGTTGGTGATACTATAACTTTAACTATAGATACTGATGACCAAATAGCAGTAGAAGTGGAGTAAATAATGAAAGTAGAAACAAGATATAAAAAAGCATTGGTTAATATTTTATATTACCAAGCAATGAATATGAGTAAAGAAGAACTACAACCTGTGTTGTTCTTTGAAGAAGTAGCGACAGACTTTTGGACACTTGAACAATGTCGTATGCAATATGTCAAAGACCAACTACAATTTATTGACGATGGTAATCTTGATGATGAGATTGAAGAAACGTGGAACA